GGTGCCGGGCGAGGGCCGCGGGGGTCGCGGCCCGACCCCGGGGAGGAGTGGGTTCGGGGCACCGGGGCCACCCGGCATCATGGCCATGGGTTACCTCCCTAGCGTCCGGGGGCGACAGGACCAGGGGCACCGGGCATCGGCGCCGCGCCGGCGTTCCGCGGCGGAGGCACCATCGGGGCGCCGCCGCCAGGCAACCCGGGCGTGATGGCCACGGCGTTGGGGGGCATCCCCGGCTGCTGCCCTGGCGTGCCACCGGGCGCGCTCCCGCCACCCATCTGGGGTGGCCCACCAGGACCGGGCGGCATGGGTTGCCTGGGTGGTCCCCCGCCGGGGCCGCCGGACTGCACGGCGCGGGCCTCCGCGTTGGCCTTGCCCAGCGCCTCCTCGTCCGCGATGCCCAACTCCTGGAGGGTGCGCTTCTTCAGCTCGGCCTTGATCACCGGGTCGTTCTTCAGGTCGTACAGCAGCCAGGCGGCCTCCACCTCGTCCGGGTTCCCGCCCAGCTCGGTCACCGCGTCGTTCCACGCCTCCAGGCGCAGGGACAGCAGCTCCTTGTGGGTCCGAATCTGCTGGATGCGGTCGGCGGGGGTCTCCGGCTGCAACTTCACCCGGTAGCGGTGGACGCCGTTCAGGTTGTCGGGGCCGACCGTGAGCCACCCCTGGCGGGCGCGGGACGTGGCGTAGTTGGCCGGCACCTCGCCCCAGACGTGGACCGGCTCGCGGATGCGCTTCTCCACCAGCCAGGACTCGAAGCCCACCCGCCGGGAGAGGGCGAACTGGGCGTTGTCGATGATCGGCTGCCAGCCCAGGCGGGCGAGCTGCGACGCCTGGGTGATGGCCCACCCGGACTGCTCGGCGTTGACCATGCCGGAGACCACGTTGGGCAGGGCCATCTCGATGAACTGGCGCACGAACTGGATGCTCTTGTCTAGGTCCACGCCGGAGCGGGGCATATCCACGGGAGCGATGTCCCGAGGGTAAAGGGTGCCCGGCTCGATGCGCGTGCGCCCCGAATCACCCTCAGCTTGATCGTTGCCGAAGGGACCCTGGAGGGTCGGACCCTGAGGGGCGGTCTCTTTGAAGGCCGGGAACCCGTAGAGGAACGCCGCATTAGCTTGAATAGTGAGCAGAGAATCGAGCATCGGGAACAGGTCCAGAAAGCCGAACAGAATGCCCAGTCCGCAGTGTTCTGGCAGGCGGGAGTGGGTTGTGAGGCCGAGGGCGTGAAAGTACGGACCACGTAGCGCACCAGTGACCCGATCCCCGTAGCGGTGCTTGATGGACTTGACCACCGTGCCGCGTCCCAGGCGCTTACCCCCACGAGTGACCTGGCCAGGACCGTAGAGGATGTACGTGACCTCATTCGCGTCCCACGCCTCCACCATCGTCAGCGGTTTGACCCGTCCCCGCCCCTGCCACTGGCTGCGGCCGGGGACGGTGCTCCCGAACGCGGTGGCCCACTCGTGCCGCGGCAGCCCGGTGGCCCGCTGGTCGCTGGGGGCCACGATGTTCCCCTTGGCGTCCACGGAGGCCTGGAACCGCTCCAGCGTCTCGAAGAAGGGCACGGTCTTGACCTCGCACGCGAAGGTCAGCCCGTCCTCGTTCTTGACGTAGTAGAAGGTGTCCGGGGGCACGTCCGTGGAGGCGATGGGGTACGGCAGCGCCCGCTTCCACTCCTCGGTCTGCCGGTCGTAGAGCTTCTCCTTGTCCTCCTCCGCCAGGGTCTCGTCCTCGGCCAGGATGTCCCGCAGCTTGGACTGGTCCTTGGTGTACTTGGCCCAGGCCCGCTTGCTGCGCTCGACGGTCTTGATGATCCCCTCGCCCTTGGCCACCAGGCTGTGCATGAAGGGGCGGAAGATGCTGCGCTGGGCCTCCTCCTCCTGCCGGCGCCAGGCGGCCTCGAAGAACTTCTCCCGCAGCGTGGAGTTGGCCTGGGCGGGGTCGCCAAACGCCACCGGGTCGAACTGCACGTTCGGCGGGTTGGTGGCCAGGGCGGCGGTGACGGTGTTGATGATGTGCGGGGCCAGCGGCGACTTCACCTCCAGGGCCGTCTTGCGGTAGTTGTCGGGAATCTGCACCTCGTTCTGCTGGAACAGCACCGTGTCGTAGGCGCTGTAGAGGGCGTCCCGCTCTCGGAAGTCGTCCCGGAGCTGCTGCACGATGTCGTACAGCATCGACTGCTTGCGGTCGTCGTCCTCGCCACCGCCCCCGCCGGAGGACATCCCCGGGGTGGGCATCGACGCGATCAGGTCACCTGCGCTCATCCCCAGATCACTTTCTGCGGCTGCCGGGAGGGGCTGGAGGCCGCCCACATGGCCATCGCCAGGGCCATGCACACGTCGTCGTGCATCCCCTCGGGCGCAGCGTAGCGTAACGTGCCTGATGGCAGGCGCTCCGCGTCGAACGCCAACAGCTCGTTGAGCAGGATGTCGTGCTTGGGCAGGGCCAATTGTCCACGCTCTAAGGCCAGAGCTAACGCGTCTACGGCCAGGGCCTTGGTGGCGTTGCCGGTGACGAACGGGTACACCGGGAGGCTCATGCGCTGCATTACCTCGATCAGCGGCTCGCCGGCGGCGTTGCGCTCGGCCACGATCAGGCCGGGGCGGAACTTCTCGTAGGCCGCCAGGAGCCGGCCCATCTGCACCGTGTAGTCCACCTGGTTGAAGCGGTCGAGGTAGCAGACCTCGACCAGGGGCAGGGGCCGGGAGTCCCAGGACGACCCGACCGTGGCGTGGAGGGCGGGGGCGTGATCTGGGGTGAGGTCGAGGATGATGAGGACGGTGAAGTCGTTGTACTTCCCCCAGTCCACGCCCATGACGTACTGATGACCTGGGACGCCGTGCTGCTGCAACTGCGCCAGTGGCGCGTCGGTGACGTGCCGGAATACCCCACCGCCGCTATCGACGAACTCCGCGAGGAACTCCTGCGAGAACGTCAGCTCGGTCATGGTGTCGGCCAGGAGCTGCGCCTCCTCGAACTTGAAGAACGGGTTCTCCAGGTCGTGCGGGGCGCGCTCGAGGGCGCCAAAGGCCCCCTTCTTGACCCCGAGTGTGGGGGCCTGGAAGGCGACTGAATCGGGGCGGTTCTTGGCCTGGACGGACTCCCGCCAGAAGAAGTTCTTCCCCTTGGGGGTGCCCATCAGCACGGCCCACCCCTCGGTGTCCGAGATGATGGGGCGGACGACCTCGTACCAGGCCCGCTCCTGGATCAGGGGGGCCTCGTCGATCACGACCCCGCCGGCCGTGAGGCCGCGGGCGTTGTCGGGGTCGTCCAGCGAGCGAAAAGTGACGCTCCCTCCTGAGGGGAACGTAACCTCCATCCGATTGCGAGCAAAATGAGCCGCGCCAGCGCACGCTCGCTGGAGTTCGCGCCACCCGATCTCGCACTGGCCAAAAGTCGGCGCGCCCCAGAGGATGGGGTCACCGCGGATCGCCGCCTCCCCGGCCAGCATCATCGCCATGGTCGTCTTTCGCCACCGTCTTCCGGCGGCGAGGTAGGTGAACCGCCGGCGGCGCTCCATCACCGCGATCTGCCCCGGGTGGGGGGCCGGGAACCGGTACTTCGGCCGGTCCGGTGGTGCCCCCCTGGGGGAGGTATCCCTGCCCGTTGCCGTAGTACGAGTCGGGATTGCGCTTGGCCCGCGAGGCATCGCCCCTCCAATCGTCCACGTAGGTGATGACGGCGACGCCGGCCTTGGCGGCGTCCTCCTCCTTCTCGCGCTGCACGCGGGCCATGTCCTGGAGCGAGGCCCCGCGGGCGAGGCGCTCCAGGGTGGCGGCCTGCACGAGGAACTGGCGCACCTCGGCGGCGGACAGCTCGTTGGGGTTCAGGCTCCGCAGGCGCTCCAGGGCCTTCTGCTGGAGGGCCATGGCCTCCCGGGCGTGGCGCTCGCCCATCTCCCTCCAGGCCTCGAGCGTGCCGTCGCGCTCGGCCTCGAGCTGGGACTTCTCCTTCCAGAGGTCGAACGCCTGGACGCGCTCGATCCAGCGCCACTTGCGCTGCTTGCCCGACCAGGACGGCGGGGCGCTGTGCTTGCCGCCCGGCAGTTGGCCGACGACGGGGTTGCCCACGCTGGTCTTGTAGGCGTTGGCCAGGGTGCGGCGGGGCGGGGGCAGGTCGCGGTAGCACTGGAAGTCGGCGTAGTTCTGCTCGGACTCGTCGGGCCAGCGCAGCCAGGGCTGCTCCTTGGCGGGGCCGTCCACCGGCCAGGGCTGGCGGTCGTAGAAGCCGGCGGGCATCAGACCCCCTTGTTCTCGTCGCGTTGCGTGCACCTCGGGGACAACCCGAGGCGGGTCAGGCGCTCCAGGGCCATGGCGGCGAACACGGGGTCGGACTCGACGCCGACGCAGAGCCGGCCCAGGCTCTCGGCGGCGACCATGGTGGTGCCCGAGCCGAGGAAGGGATCGACCACGGTGCCGCCGGGGTCGGTGAACAGCAGGGTGCAGCGCCGGGGCAATTCCACCGGGAAGGCGGCGGGGTGGAACCCCTTGGCCATCTGCTGCGAGGCGACGGTGCCGAACTCCCACCGGGCGCGGAAGCGCCAGTCCTCACTCGCCGGGACCCGCTCGCTGACCGGGCGGAAGGGGAACTCCCCCGGGGTGGAGAAGAAGCCGACGTACTCGAACTCGGGGATGCACTTGTAGGAGTTGAGCCAGTAGGGGTTGTTGCCGAGCATGGGGGGCTTGACCCACATCCGGGTGGCGACGTACTTCCAGTTCGTGAGTTCCGCGATGGACACCAGGTCGCCGTAGGTGTGGCGGCCGTAGCCGGGGGTGGGGGCCACGGTGTGGTCGGCCAGGTTGATGGCGGCGGCGTGGACGAGCGGCGCCCAGGTGTCGCAGAAGGCCTCCATGAGCTGGAGCCAGGACGCGATGCCGGTCTCGGTGGGCCGCCCGCCGGTCTGGTCGGGGCCGCGGTGGTCCTTGGCGCTGCGCTTCTCGATGGGGCCGTGGTGCGACCCCTCGTAGCCGGCCTCGTAGGCCTGGCCCATGCCGTAGGGCGGGGAGGTGACGATGACGGCGCCCGTGGTGAGGTAGCTCCGCAGGGGGCCGACCGCGAGGGGGTCGGTGCAGGAGCCGATCTTGAGGACGTGGGTCTTCCCGGGGGTGACGCCGGAGGGGACGAGCCAGGTCTGGCCGGTGGCGGTGCCCCACCGCTTGGCCAGCTCCTGGAGCTGGTCCGGCTCCTGGGCCTCGATCTCGCGGCCGACCTCATCGAGCTTGATGCCCCCGCCGGGGGACAGGGGCGGTTCGGGGGCGGTCTCCTCCTTGAGCAGGTCGTCCAGGTCGGGGGTGGCGCCGACCGGGAGCACGACGCCGTTGCCCAGGTCGGCCAGCAGCTTGGTGAGGGTGTCGTCGGTGACGAAGGGGGTGACCTGGCCGAGCAGCTCCTTCAAGAGGTCCTGGTCGGCCACGGCGAGGGTGGCCAGGGGGTCGAGGGTGGCGAGCACGAGGCGCTCCTCGTCGGGGGACAGCGCGACGTAGCTCACCGGGACGGCGGGCTCGCCCTTGGAGATGGCGACGGCGACGCGGAGGTGGCCGTCCAGGACGTGGCCGGTGGTCTGGTTGACGATCACCCGCTGGACCCACCCGATCTGGCTGAGCGCCTGGACCATGGCCGCCTGCTGGAAGGCGGGGTGGACGCGCCAGTTGAGGGGGTTGGCGAGCAGGTTGTCGGGGGGTTCGTCGCCCTGGCCGACGATGCGGTTCTTCCACGCGGCCGGGG